TGGATAGTAGAGCTTCCTTCCACTCGGAAGTTTTACTGTCAGAAATGACTGTCCGTATACCAGATCTCCCTCTAATGCAAAGATAAGTCCGTAAATAGCCTGCGGCTGCGCTGTCTGCATCACGGAAAGTGCTGCGTTCTCCACAGCGTACCACAGGTCCCGGATCCGGGGATTTGCCTGCCGCCATCTGTGCACGATATCCGGAAGTTCTTCCTCGGTCAGCCCCATCTGCAGGGCTCCCATCGCGATCAGCGCCGATGTTCCTCCCTGGTATCCAAGGGCAAGCGTCGCTACTTTTCCTTTCTGACGCAGCGCGTACTCTGGATTTCCTTTTGCGATCCGGTCCACCGGGACCCCGAACATCTGGGATGCGGTCGCCTCATAGATCTTCCCGTGAGTGGCAAATACTTCATTTACCCACTGCTCCCCAGCCAGCCACGCAATCACACGGGCCTCGATCGCGGAGAAATCCGCCACCACGAACTTATTCCCTTCCGAGGGGATAAATGCGGTACGGATCAGCTGAGATAAAGTATCCGGGACGTTTCCGTAAAGAAGCCGGAGTCCTTCATAGTTCTTTGCCTTTACGACTTTTCTTGCATAATCCAGTGTCTTGATATAGTTTCTCGGCAGGTTCTGCATCTGCACCAGTCTCCCGGCCCAGCGCCCTGTACGATTTGCCCCGTAGTACTGGGTAAGTCCGCGGACACGATCACCTTCGCCTTTTGCAGTATCCATCGCCACATATTTCTTGATCGATGTCTTTCCAAGCTGCTGCCGGATCCTTAACATCTGCAGAACTTCTTCCGGGAGATCTCCCGGTTTTTCCAGTGCCTCCGCCACAGTAGTTTTCTGGATATCCTGGAATACGTCTGGATCTGTTTCCTGCTTCCTGCTGTGTTCGTTCAGCCACGGGACGAGCTGCGTGGCGCTGTTCGGATTTAAGAGCCCCGTCAGGCGGATCGCCTCATCGGTCAGCTCCTGCGTGCTGATCCCATCGATGTACAAAGCACCTTCGATCAGCTCCGTATCGACCCGGACTCCGTATGCATTCATCAAGATGTCCATCTGCCACTGCTTCTGTTCTTTTTCCGGCATCGGGAATTGTTTTAACCTTGCAAGGATCGCATGTTCTGTCACAACGTCCTGGCGGCAGTATTCCTTGAACAGCTTCCACTTTTCCGGATCATGCCAGGGCTGGTTCCAGGTACGGTTCCCATTACTTCTCGTAGGTTTGCACGGAACACAGAAATACCGGATCAGTGCCTTACCGATTGCCAGTTTCTGTTTATCCTGGGGAAGCCCGATCGCCTTGCCGGTTGCATCCAGTCCTGCGGTATAACCGCAGTAGAGTCCGTGTGCCATCGTGCATCTCCACTGATCGATCGGGGTCTCAAAGCCGGCGCGGTTGAGACAGTACCACTCGAACGCTGCGTTATACGCATGCTTGATCACCTTCGGATTTTTTAGTGCCGGCACCAGCTCCTTCGGAAGTGTCTCCCCGTCTGTAAAGTCTATGATCTCAACCGGGTCCTCACCGAACTGATAAGCAAACAGAAGGATCTGGAAATCCGGAGACTGCGCATA